AAAATATCCAACGGTTAGTCAAATAAAAAGTTTATCTTTTGAACTCCAAGTATGAGATATAATAGATAAACTTTTTATTTGACTAACCGTTGGATATTTTAACGAATTAATGCTATAATGATTAATAGATTTTACATCTCGTTCTTCTATAACTTCTCTTAAACTATCATTGTTAAAAATGCTTGTATCTCTTGTTTGATTTCCACTATAACGAGTAGCCATTTATTATGTTCCTCCTGTTATTGTTGCTACATTTGCTTCTGCAACAGGTTCAACACTATCATCATCAAAAAAAACATTAGAAGTTAATGTTTCTTCGTTGTGTATTGACTCAACATAATCATAGAAATATTTTTTAACTAATATTCCTGTTCCATCATCAGTTTGATCCGCTAGATTTTCATTGAATACTGTAAAGCCAATGTTTATATCAAAACCATTTGGATAGAACCCAACAGTTTTACCACCTATCCCACCATAGTTAGTGTTTCCTTGTTGAGTTTTTGTCATTACAGAATTTGGAGAAAAAATAGGATTAGCAGAATAACTATCTATTGTGCAAAGAACACCATTACTTTCACCGCCCATTGTATCCTCTCCAGCATGTATTAAGTTTCCATATTTAATACGGAAAAGAGGAGGAGAAGTCATAACTTGATTTTTATCGTATCTTGGATATAATACTCTTTTTAAATGGTCCATCGCGTGCAATAATTCATCAACAGGTAAAAGAGCAGCGTCTCCACCACCTATTTTATTACCATATCTAGCTTTTACTTTAAAGGTAGCGTTCATTGTTCTTCCCATTCTTTTGAATGTAGAAATAGGGTCCATTCTACCAATAACAGTTTCTTTATTCCATTCTGGTGTTAAGCTTTCTGTTATTTTAACATCATAAGGAAGAAACTTAAAATATACACCATAGGTAATACTTTTAATATTAAACAATAAGTAATCATCAATACCCTTAAGATATTTTAAATCTGGATATACTTCTCTTATTTGACCTGTTGTATTTTTACTTTGAGCCATTCATACTCCTAATATGCTGTTGCTGTATTGCCCATCATAGGCTCAACTACTTCAACCACAAGATTTTTTAATTGTTTATCGCCTATCTTAACTATTATGGTTGGAGAATATGTTGAACCAGCTTGTTGTTGTTGAGGCATAGCAGCTTTTAATATTTTTTCTAATCCAGCAGTATTGTCCTTACTTAAACTAAAACTGTTTATAGCGGTTATTAGTTCACCAGTTTGTTTAATAGCATTATTTGGACCAGTAGTTGTTTTAACATTTAGTTCTGCTATATTTTTTGTTATAGCTGCAAAATTAAAAGATTTATCTTTATCTAATTTATTAAGAGTAGAAACAATGTTAGATAATGCAAACGAGAAAAGTAAAAGACCAGCCATTACAATTGGATTAGTAAAGATTAAACCTACAGATGCCATAGCTAAAGCAAGAGAAAGAAGTGAGTCAGCAATACTATCTGTATTTGCTAATACCTTAAATAACTCTACAAAGTTCTTGACCAAATAACCTATGCCAGCATACATAAGTGCCATAGCTGCGGCAACTAAAGCAATTGGTACAAGAACAGTAAATAATGAACCACCAAAAGCAGCAATTTCGGGTGCTGCTGTGCCTCCTGCTGCACCAACAGCTTCAATACCAGCAGCAACGGGAGCAGTAGCAGGAGCAGTAACAGCGGCTGTTATATTAAAAAATCTAAGTGCAGCACTAAAAGCTTGAAACGCTGATGCTAATTTTGTTATAATAAACATAGCAGTAAAAATTACTAATAAACCACCAAGAATATATCTTGCAATTGGACCTTTATCAAGAAACTCAGTTATTGTAGATAAAAATCCCGATATTCCATCAACAACTGGTCCCATAACAATAGCAAAATTAGCTGCTATTAAAGATAATTTTTCTTGAATAGGTATTGCTCTTTGTACTGCTTCATTTAATAATTTTTGTTCATTTGCTCTTTCAGCACTTATTCTTGCTGCTTTTTCAGCTTCTGCGTTAGACATAGAAAGAACACGGCTTGCTTCTTCAATTGATTTAAAGCCAGCAGCATCAGCAATCATTTTCTTTTCGTAGAAAGACATTTGATCAAAAGCTAAACCAGCATCATCTAATCTTGTTCTCAACAAATCAATTGCTTTTGCTGGGTTTTCTGCTGAAGCTTCTAACAATTCCATAGCATTAATAAATCCACCACCAAGAGCAGCATTAAGTTTACCAGCGGCTTGTGCAGCACCTTCAAACGTTTGGAACTTCTCTGCTATTGAAATTAAATCATTTACAGCAACACCAGTAGCTTTTGATTGTATTTCAAGATCTTTGAACACATTTACCATATTATTGCCATAAGCTGCTAATTGATTAGAAGCTCCAGCAAAATCTTGTGCTACTTGTTGTGGAGATTTACCAATTGCTAAAGCAAGTCCAGCCAACTCTTCACTTGTTTTTCCTGCTTGAACTTCGGACATTCCCATAATTTGTGTTAGGGTTCCAATTTGTTTTGCACTTTCAGCACTAGATATTCCAAGTCTATCTAATTTAGCAACAGAGATAGTTAGTTGTTGTTGAGCAATAGAATTAAGATTTGTGAATGTATTTAAGTTTGTATATAAGCCTTCAATTGCTCTACCAGCTTGCTCAAAAGAAATACCATAAGCAGTTGCTCCTCTTGAAGTATTTTCTAGAACACCTTGTAGTTGTTTATTTGCCCCTGCTACTTTTGCCAAACTTGCGGCGGCACCATCATAAGCAGTAAAAGCAATTGCTGTAGCTTCTTGAATTTTCATCAAAGTAGAACCAACAAGGTTTTGTATATTAACAGTATCTTTAATGGAAGCAGAAATTGCCTTCATATTTTTTACACTATCACCATCTTTATCTAATAACTTACCAAAAAAAGTTTCTTTCCAACGAGCAGAAATACCCATAGTAGCTGAGATGATATCTTTTGTTTGTTGACCTAACTTACCAGATATTTCAAGTTGTTCTTTTAAATTTAATAATTTCTTTTCTTCAAGAAGATATTCTTCTAATTTTGCTTTCTTTTGATCTTCACTAAGACTCCCAGATTCTAATTCAACCTTTAATGCGTCTTTTTTTGCTTGTAAATTAATTTGTAATCCGTCAATTTCTATTTGTTGAAGTCTTACAAATGCATCAAGATTTTCTTGTTTAGAATCAAGAAACTTAGCATTAGCTTCTAAAAGATCTTTTTCTAATTTTAGATCATCTAATTTTTTTTGTTGATATTCAGCAGATTTTCTTTGAAGTTCAAGATTTTGTTGAAGGCTTAATGTAATTGCTGCTAAAGCATTTTTTTCAGCGTCAGTTCTGGCTGTAATAGCTTCTAATCTTTGTTTTTCTGCTTCTAATATTAATTGATGTTCTTGAAGAGTCATAGACTATAATAGTTCCTTATTTAAACGGCCACTTTAAGCCTGTATCACTTTCAAATTTAGAAACAGATGCATCAAGTTCATATTTGTTTCTATATGTTCTTGGATCGTTAAGACCATATCTAACATATGAATCAAAATATCTTCTTTCACTAGCTAAAGCTCTAGCAAAGGATTCAACTTGGTATCTATCCCCAGTTACAGAAACAGGAGGTAAGAATACATCTTGTCCAAACATACGCTGAAGAATAAGCTTAACAGTTGAGCCAAACATTTCTAAAAATGATTCATTCAATTGATTGCTGTTTGTAAAGTCGATGTGGATTGGAACTATTTCTTTGGACATACATAAACCTCAAAGTAAATAGTATCTATCTTTATTATTTAATGTTAGCTAAAACTTTCCAACGATTAACTATTGTTTCGTTTAATAGTTCTTGTGTAAAATCAAAATTTTCTTGTATTTGTTTGTTGGTTAATCCATTTACTTTTAACTGATCAACTAAATCTTTAATTATTTGTTTAAATTGATCTTGAATATTTGGATCATTTACATTGACACTTTTAGCTCTACTTTTTATAGAACTATTTATTCTTTGTAATAGGGAAGCATTACCAGTAAATAAAGGAATTGGTTGGTTTATATCAATTTTAGTTTTTACTATTGCTTGTGCTTCTGGCGTTTGTGGAATTAAAGCAACTGGTGCTTGTGCTGCTGGTTGTGCTTGAGGTTGTGCTTGAGGTTGTGCTTGTGCTGCTTGTTTTTTTGCAAGTTCAACAACTTTATCACGAAAGCCTCCTCCATTTGTAATTACATCTGTAAAAGTAGTGTAATTAGCAATAGCTGGATTCTTCATTGCTATACTTATATTATCACGATAGTCTTTTTTAAGAGCAATAGTATCGGGCATATTATAAATAATTCTATATATAGAAGCAAGAGTTGTAGCTTGAGATATTGCATCAGTTTTAGACACCATATAATCTTTTACATCCTTAAGCTTTTTCTCATCAGTCTCATCAGTCTCAACAGGAGCAGCTTGTTGTTGAGATAGATTACTACTAGTTCTATTAACTCGTTTTGCTGTTTTTACTTGTTGTGGATTTAAAGATATTATACTTTGAGCAAGACTTCTAGCTTGTATCATATTAATCTTTATATTTTGTTTTTCTAAAGCTTTTAATAATTTAGCTGGTTGATCATTTATTTGATCACGTTTATAATTTTTTTGTATTTCGTTATCTATAGCTTCTTTAATTTCTTGCTTAAATCCAAATTCTTTTGCTAATTGTGGATTTGCTGCAAACAACTTAGAAAGAATTAAAACTGGATTTTTGCCTAGCTCTTTTGGAAATACTTTTTTATCTATTTTATCTAATTGATTACTATAATGTTTTAAACTTTCTGTTTCTTGACCGGGATTAGTTGGTGGATCTTCTACATTTTCTTGTGTATCTTCTGTTTGCTCACCCTCCGAAGATTGTGTATCTTTAGGTTCATTTGCATTTGAATCTGCTTCAGTAGACTTTCCATTTGCTTTTTCTATTATTTCTTTTGATTCCTTAATTTTATTAATAATGGTTTTTGCTTTTTGTAATAATTGATCAATAGATTCGTCAGTTAATAAATAACTAGGTGCATCTTTTTTAGCTTGTTGACCGCCTGTGTCTAAACGGTTTTTAAACTTTTCAATTAATTTAATTAATTGTGTTTTAGTATAATTATCTAAAATATTACTAATTCTAGTGTTTGTTAGTGCAAAGTGTATTTGTTCTTTAGTAAACCCTTTTAAAAAATTTTTAAGTAGTGATGGATCACGTTCTATAAGTTCTGGTTTTTTAAATATTAAAATACTAGTTATATATGTTTCAAAAAAATATTTAAAATTAGGAGCAGCCTTATCATCAACTGTCATAGCCTCCTCTGGTGTAGCTTCTCCATGAAACTCTAAATAATCCTTTGCATTTTTAACTTCTTGATCAGTTTGCTCAGATAAAGTTACAACTTTTGGCTTAGCAGATTGATCTTTTTGTGGGTTTTTAGACAAAGAAGTTTTTTTACTTCTTAAATCTGTAACATTAATACCTCTTGCATTTAAATGAACAGTTAAAAATGGAATAATAATGTTTGCTATTATTTGCTCTGAAAATTGTTTTTGTTGTGCTTCGTCGGTTATACCAGCAGCTTGAAGTGCTAACATCATTTTTCCATATGTTGCTCTTCTTACATCTATCATACCAGCTTTTGGTTGAACTCTTCCTCCACCTTTATCAGCACTAGTTCCTTTAGCTTGTTTGGAAGCCGTTGTTGTATCACTTTGATTTGAAGGTTGGGTTGAAGGTTGGGTTGAAGGTTGGGTTGTAGTAGAGCTACCTTGCTCGCTTGGTTCTTCAGCTTTGTTTGGTTTTCCAAAAAAAGCATTTCCAAGACCAGAAGCAGCACTTTTAAACATATCAGTTACTCTACCTTCTCTTAATCTATCAGACATTATTGTTGTTTCCTTTTTAAATAAATAGTATAAATATAAGAAAAGGGATCATTTAGATCCCTTTTACTATTTCTTTTTAGAAGCCTTCTCCATAGCCTCTGCTTCGTCTTGTATCTGTTTAGCAAGTCTTTCTACAAACCACATTCTAAGTCCTACTGGAAGGCTATATGCTTCGATAAACGACCATCCTCCATGATACTTTAGGATAAAGAATTGTTCATATACTTGTTTCTGGTATTCATCACTTAGGCCAAAAAAAGTCCGATGTGAACGGAACCTCCAGCCTTGTTTCATATGAACAAGAGCGACATTCAAAATCGTGTGACAAATCCATATTTGGAGCAATCTTAGCATATGCTTGTCTAATTGCTTTTGAGTCTTTTGCTGGAAGTGTAGATACAACTTCATTTAATATTTTAGGATCTGATAAACCATTTATTGATTTTATCATTAATCTTAATTGTAGAGATAGAATTGAATCCATTTCTTTCTTTGCTAATTGTGCTTCTCTTACTTTTGAACTTATGAAGTTTTCATCTTTACTTGTTAATAACTTTAATTCAACTGGAACTTTGTATATTGGAATTTGAATAACAAAAGTATTATCTTCTGTTCTTATTATTCCTTCTTCTTCCAATTCTTCATCGCTTATTGGATCTTTTACATTACAAATATTAAGATCAAATTCATATCCTTGAACTTTACCACAAGAAGGACAAGTTACTTTTGTTTGATAATCTGCACCATAAGCAGATTTACGAGCAGCAACAATTACTGCGTTTTTATCACCAACTAATAAGGTATCCATATTAATTGATTTATCTACAACAATATCTTGTAATACTTTTTCTAATGCCATACCTTTTTTGAGTAGGGATTGATTTGACAAAGTATCTTCATCTTTGGCTGTCATGTATCTAATTTCAATTGTATCTTTACCATTTAGTGGGTGTCCTTCTGGATAGAATACACCTCTTGATGGTAAATCTACAATCTCAATTGGAGTTACAAAGGATAATCCTGTAGCTCCTGCTATATCATTTTGTTGGGGTTTTTTTGTATCTAACCCTAGTCTATCTAGGTTGTTTCTCATATATCACTCGTTGTTAAATAAGTATTACACTAATATCACTACATTCACACCACTCTGGTAAGAATGTGACTGTTATTTCATTGGCTTCATCAGACGCATAATCAAGAGAACCAAAATCTATTTTAGTTATTTTTGGTTTTTTAATAATAAAATCTACTGCAAGATTTTTTCTATTGTCTGTCTCTTTAAGTTCTCTTTCTTCTAAAATTTTTGAATTTTCTTTTTTTTTAGTTTCTTGATCAATATAAGTAGCATAACTTGATATTGTTATTGTATTACAAAAAGTAGCTAAATCTAACATTGAAGTTCTATTCTGTTCTGTTATTAAATTTTGATTTAAATAATCAAAAAACATTTTTTTCCAATTTGAAATATTTTTTTGCGTACCTGTATCTGGTAGTACGTCTACAAACGTAATTGTTATAGGTTCCCAATTTACTTCACCAACATGGAAGTAATGAACAAATTGGTTACCATGTAATCTTTCAAATGGAATATTTAATGAGGGCAAATTAAGTTTCTTAACTAAAAGACAAATATTTTTATCGTTGTCATCTCCCTCCCAATTAGAAACACTAGTATCATTAAATCTAGCAACGAATAAGTTTTTCTTATTAAGTTCTAATGTGTAATATTTATCTTGATTTGCCCAGAACATTTATATTCCTATTATGGTTCAAGTGATGAATCAAATCTTGTGCCTGTAATTCTCACATCGGCCCAATCGTAACGGAAGGTCATTGAAACATCGCTGATATCATCTGATCCATATTCAAGCGAACCAAAGTTAACGCTTTTAATCCAAGCATTATTAAGTGTCCAAGTTTCAAGAGCATTACCATTGGCATCAATTTGAATTATTTCAATTTGTGCGAATTGTGCTGTTGCGGTTCCTTTAGCCATTGTTCTTAAGGTTGAAAGGGCTGAGCCACCTGTTATAGCAACACCAGCCGCAGTTGGAGATTGATAACCAGCAGAAAGAAGAACATTATATAAAGCGTCAGTTACATCGTTTGCTGCTGCTCTAAGTGTGCTAGCGTTGGCATCGTCAGCAGCAGGTAATCCACCACCAGCAGGGTCAATGATGGTTACAGATACTTCTTTCCACGATACTCTACCGGGATAATAGAAAGCGTGTCCAAGAAAGTCGTGCTTTGTTTCCGATACATCAAATGATGGTTTATCAGCTTTTTTAGCAATAAAGCTTGGTAGCTTATCGGATGCTGCTCCAAATCTTATTAAGAATTTAAACTTTCTCTTTGGTTCTAATGCTGCTTCGTTCCAGAATGCCATTTATTATGTCCTCCAACCTTTATATATTAAGTAGTTATTAATCAGCAAATGACGCACCGCTATCGGTAATTGTAAAATCAATTGCGATAAATTCAATTGCTCTAGCTGGCTTCAAGAATATCTTGGCATACATTATGTTTCTATCAACAAGATCTGGTGTAGTAGTTGTGCTGTCAAGTATTACACGGTAGTCAGTAAGACCCAATCTTGATTTAACGGTTCCAAGGAATGGATTTACTTGACCTGTAAATCTTGACCAAGTTACTTGAACATTTTGATCGAAGAGAAGTCTTGATGCAATCTTTGAAATCTCGCGTTTAACGAAGATCATCATTCTACGAACGTTAATTCTGTCAAGAGCAGATGGAGTAACTTGAAGTGTCTTTTGACCAAAGATTACGATACCTTCTGCTGGGAATTGTGCGATAGGATTAATGTTGTTTTCATAAAGTGTATCTCTTTCTTTTGATGAAAGTTTTTGTGATACATTAATAACTGGAACACCACCACGACCTTCTGTTAAACCACCTCTGGTAAACCCTGCTGGGGCAAACCAAAGTTCTTGTGAAGATTGTCCATAAGACATAGCTCCAAGGGCTACAACTGAAGGAGGAACGAAGATGCTTCTATTACTTAATGTATCGCGGATTTGAACCCAAGGATAATATGTAGCTGCGTAGCTTGAATTTAATCCTCTAGTCTTTAACACTGAAGAAACATTACTAACATTACCAATATATCTACTTGTTCTTGAAGTAACTTTTGCTTCTTGTTCTGGTATATAAACATCTGGAAGATCAATTATAGCAAGTGCATCTGCTCTATTCTCACAAGTTTGAATAAGTTTGTTAGTTAATCCTGCAAGTGTTAAGCCGGGGATAGTTATAATATCTGTAACCAAACTTTCTGGATCAGCACAAGTATCAATTGCTCTGCTGTATGTACTATATACTGATGAATTCTTTTCAGTAGAAGTGGAAGACATTAATGAGTTTCTTAATGGTTCTGCTTCTGTTACATCAAATCCATCGAAACCACCATAGAGAGGCATTGTGAATTTATTATAACCAGCATTTATTACTGTTCTATATCCGCTTGTTCCGTTATAAGAAGTTCCTGCTGCTCTTGAACCAACTTTATAGTCAAGTCCTGTTCCGCCTGCTGAGGAAGATAATTCATCAAGTGAGAATACAAAGGAAGTTGAAGTAAAAGAACCAGAAGAATCGTAAGCTGCTCCTGCTACATCTGCTGGTAAAGCTCTTGTAAAATCGTAGTATGTTGGGTCAAAGGTGGTTGTAGAAACACTTTCACCAACAGTAATACCAAAGTAAGCGTTGCGTGGATCTCCTAATCCTCCTGCTGAAGAAGAAATGCGAAGTGGAATTGATGGGAATTGAATTGATGCTGTTAGATTTACTGCTGTGAACAAGAAGTTACCAGCACTATAAGTATTACCAAACCCACCAGAAACAGGTGAAGCAGAAGGAGCAACAGTAGAAGAACCAGATGTTACGGTAAAGGTATTAAAGCGTGAAGCACCAAAGAAACCAAATGGTAGATAAGTTGGATCTACGTTACCAGCATCAACATCGTCATTCATTTCAACTCTTATTATATTAGACAAGTTATTATAAGTTCCATATTCTACAAGTCTTCTATTTGTTTCATCCCAAGTAGTAAACTTATCACCTATTCTTGCGGCAATATAATCTGGTGAAGCTGGATTAAGATTTACATTTACATATCTTTCTACAAATTGTGGTGTGTTATCATTATCAGTAGCTCTTCTAACTGAAAGTGTAAATGTTCCATAATCATCAAAGTCTGTCAATGGTGCTCTTACATCACTAATAGAAATTTTATAATTCTTTTGTTCGTATTCTCCACTATCTAATGTAGCAATACGGAATAATTTTTGTTGTGCGGAAGCAACGTATGAAGCAAAATTAGTAGTAAGATCTTGTCCTATTACCCAACCTGTTTTTGATTCTTTTGAGTCCATTAAGAAGTTGTTACATTTAACAGTGGCATTACCAAGAGGGGCTATAAACCCGTAAGTTGTTGTAGAAATATCTACTAACTCTTGTAATGATCTTTCGTATGACTCACCAAGCCAATAATTTTCAATTGTTGCGTCGGAGGTTATATCTGAGTTAGTAAGGATTGGATTAGTATTGAATACTTTTCTTATATAGAAATCTGAGTCTGCGTTAAAATTAAAGTTAGAGGTGTAGTTACCAGAAGGGCCTGTTAATACTGCTCTAAATTCTCCATTGTTAGCAACAGAAGAAATTAGAACGTTTGCGCCTTGAACTGGTGTTGAAGTTGAAGCAACATTACCAGTTAATTGTATTGAGCCACTTTGGATATACCAAATAGCAGCGAGAGTTCCAGTTACAGTAGAAGCAGCAGAAGCAGAAGGAATTATAAATAAACCATAAGCTCCACCACCAGTATTACCAGCAGCAAAATTATTATCAGTTTTCCATCCAGCATATCCAGCAGCAGTAGGGGAAGAATTTTGTTTACCAACTAATCTAACTACATTTAAAGCTGGTGTGTTCTTTAACCAAGCTTGGGCGGCATAAGCAGCATAAGTAGTTCCTATATAGTTTCCATCACGCCATACATCATCACCAGATTTACCGGGAATTGGATTACCAAATGTTTCAACAAATTGTGAGAACGAAGTAATATAAACAGGTCGCATAGTTGGACCTTTTTCAAATCTACCAATTACGGTTGGACCAGTTAGTGTTGAAATTGCTGGAAGTTGGGAGTTGTCGATCTCTTGGACTTGAACACCGGGAGATACGAAACGATAAGATGTAATAGCCATTTGCTTTAATACTCCTGCTTATTTAGAATTAATCAATAATAAATAGTATTAAATAAAGCAAAAAGCTTTATTCTCTATAAGATGTTTTGTTTTTATTTGAATTTAAATAATCTGGTATATCTCCAAAGATTACTTTTTCTCTTGGGAACTTAACTTCTACTGCGTTTTCTCTTATAACCATTTTTGGATTATCTTGATTGTTACCACTACCTATAAGATATCCAATAACTTCTATTGAAATTGATGCTGCGTATGTTTTTCTATCTTCATTTAAACTTGAGGAATTATCTTCAAAAGTAAAATCACCTTTAATAAAAGCATCATATTTATGGTGTTCATTACCTAATTGAATATATTTTGTATTACCATTCTTAGTAAAGAATACGGTTGTTATTTCATTTAGTTGTTGTAGATAATCTGTTTTAATATTTATTTGATAAGTAACAGCAACGTGAACTGGTATAGGAATAGTTATTGTTTCATAAACAACTTTATCATTTCTAGTGTATCCTTTTGCGCCTAATGGATAAACTTTTTGTCCTCTTCTATTAACTGGACTTCTTGCGTTATCAACATTTTGAAAGTTAGAAGTTTTCTCTTGTTGTATTCTTCTTGCTATTGTTATTGTTCCACCCTTTTCATCTTGAACGGGTCTAAGATTTGCTGGTATTGAACCTGTTTTTTGTGGATCTTTATTTATTGATTTTCTATCAATAGTTATAATAGGATATTTAATCATACCAGATGAGTCACGAATATCTTTATTGTTCTTAATTTGATGTGAACGTTCAGCAGATATCCAAGTTACTGGAACTTTCATCCATCCTTCGGTAGTTGTTGAATAAACATTTATCTTTTCGTTTAACCAATTATAAAAAGCAAAGTCAATTGTTTCAAGTGTAGAAGATTGGAATGTTATTTCTTGTAGTATTTGGCTCATTTATATCATCCTGTATATATAAGAACAGGAATCTTTTGAGAAACCTTTTGAACATCGTCAGACATTTTAGCTTCTGTTTCAGCAATCTTATGATAAGTTACTTGATCAAGAATCTTATTTAATTCTTCTTTCAATTCTTTCTTTTCTTCTTTTGCTTCGGACATAAGAGCAGGACCATTTAAAGTAACTGAATCGCCGGGAATTGGAAGTGTTGAGAATTTAGATCTTACTTGTGCTAACATTTCTTTACATACTGCTAAAGCATATCTTCTTATCCATTGTTTGCCTATTGCATTTATATTTTCATATGGTATATTGGAGAAGGGAAGTGTGTTTATGTTATTAACCCCACCAGTTTGTGAGTCACTTGAATTTGAAGGTGTTTCCCAAGGATTTGCTTCATTTGATATACTAAATTCAACCCACATATGATCTACACCTATATCACTTGGGCATGGATATAATCTAACTTTATTATTTTTAATCTCATAAGAGAAGTGAGAGTTTCTTGTATAGATTGCTGTTTCATAAGCCATAGCCTGTAATTTATTGTGCCATGTTGGGATTACTTCAAATGTGCTATCATCAGCATATTGACCATAAGATGATAAATTACCAATAGCATTTAAGCCGCCATAGTAACCAAAAAATCTCCACATAGAGTTTGGAGTTTTATAAAATACTTTTCTTATTATTATTCTTTTATTTCCAACTGAACCAGAATAAGGAACAGGACCACCACTTGCTTGGTCCACGTTACTTAAAGAAGATGATTCAATAATAGTTTGTAAATCATAATCTTGAATACTTGGAGTAACGCTAAACGAAGCAGAATAAATTTGTTGTGTTCCACCTATTCCAGCTTCAAGTGAAAAGGCATCACCATATCTTGAAAAGTAATCTAAGTTATATCTTGGATAAGCTAATTGAGGTTTTTGGCCTGCTAACGCTGAACCAGAAGTAAATTCTCCATCACTATTAAATGTTCCTGTTGCTGCTCCAAGAAAAGTTGGCATAGCGTTAATTGCTTGATGTAAATTAACAATATAAGAATATTCTAATACAGCTTCTTCATAAGCGGCGTATACATTTCCTGTTGTTATTTCAATATCTAATATATCACCGCCAAGCTTTTTATATACATATCCTACTTGGTCAACTGCACCCGTTAGAAACGCTTGTGAGGAAGCATATATACCAAAGGGTAAAGTTGCTGCTACATCTACCAGATTTCCTGCTGATGGTAATACAATAGCACTTAGCGTAGAAGCTGGAGTTAGCGTAGGGACTGCCATTCAATAAATACTCCTCAATAAATTAAATAGTTACAAATAAAAGAAAACCCCCCAAACCTTTCGGGATGGAGGGCTTCTTTGCCTAATTAGGCTATACTATCAAGAACCGCTTTCGCCAAGAAGACCACGAATAATGACCAAGCCGTACATATCTGGCTTAACCATTTTCTTAGCGTAACGTGTCATAACACCTTTGCGTGGGACGAAATCGTCAGTACCAAAGATGGTAGGAGTTACTTGTAATGGAACGTATGGTGCGTATACATAGCCAGACTCAAGGAATGAGCTACCCTTACGACCAATTAGAATTACATTACGAAGGAAGTATGGATCAACGTAAACGTCAAACTTCTTGGAGATTGAACCAACGTTAACTGCTCCAATTTCACCCTTCTCATCTTCGTGAGTTACTTTAGCTCTGAAACCAGATGTAAACTCAAGAATGTTTGCAGTTTCTGGACCACATACGATGAAGTTTGCACCACCGCGAAGTGTCTTTCTGTGAATTTGGGCTGATACATCATTGATTGTTTCAATGAGTGTTTCATACCATTGTGACACAGTACCAGTGAAGTCTGGGGCTTTGGTTGATGCACCAACTTCAACACCAGTTATACGATTTACGAATAAACCGGGTGATCTTGACCAGTAGAACGAACCAGCAGTTGCACCTTTGATAAGGTCTTCAAGAATTTCACGGTCGATTTCAAGACCGATTTGTTCAGAAAGAATTGAAGTAAGTTCAACTTCTGCATCAAGATTATGATAAGCATTAAGGTCTTGACCAAGTTCTGGTGTCCATTTTGCTTTCATTTTCTTGGTGACAGCAGTAATTGATACTGAGTCAATTTTTATATCAATTTCTGGAATGTTTGAATTAGCCTCAAGACCCCAAGTTGATTGACCAGCAATTGCACCAAGAGCGTTGGTTGAACCAGCAGCTACTGATGTACCAAAAGCATCAGTAATTGGGAAGGTGCATTGAACTACGTTATCAAGTGCAGTTTTAAGTGTAGTAGCGGATTCTGAGCCAGAACCCTCAACAACAATAAGAACATTTGTTGGGTCTAATGGGTCAATTCTTGTAAGACGACGAACCAAACGGCCATCAGTAATTGATGGTAAGCCCGAGCTTGCTGTAGCGAAAGAAACTGCTACAAAATCTCTACCGTTAAATTGAGCACCAGTAAGTGAAGCAAGTGTAATAGTTGCAGCAGCAAATTTTGATCCGCTTACAAGGTCTGCATCAAAACGAAGAAGACTTGAAAGAGCGGTGTAAGCAGCAGTACCACCATCAAACACTGGAATACCACCATCGGTTACCGAACCAGAAGCAACTATAGTTGTTGCGATAACGGCTGAACCAGTTGCTGATGAATAACCATTATTCATATTGTAGAAGCCTTTCTCAGCATTAGCACCAGTTAGTGAAACACCACCAGTGATTTGTTGACCAAGAACGCCACCACCGTAAAGTGAATCATTTGAACCATAACCAAGTCTTGGAGCACCGTTGCTGTCCGAAACTTTGAAGTCAAGGAAGAAGATAAGACCGGATGGAAGTGACATTGGTTGAACTGAAACTAAATCGTTGGCGATAAGACCAGCGAATACTCTGCGAACTATTGGGAATGCGACTGCTGCGAAACCTTCTACATCGCCACCAGCCATTGTGTTTGACTCACGAAGAAGCTCTTTTGCTTGGTTCTCAAGAAGACGAGCCATTGTGTGTCTTGATCTTTCTGTACGAATGCCTTCAAGAAGACCTGTTTTTTCCCATTTATTAAGAAGGGCTGTTCCTTCTTTTGCGAGGTCACGGTGAACCATGCCCTCTGTTAACTTTTCTATAATAGACATAATTATAAACTCCTTAAATGTTTATTTATTTAATACCTGCTAAACGACGCATTCTTTCCACTTGTGGAGTTGCTGTATCGTTTTGCTTTGTTTGAACTACAGTTGAAGAAGATCTACTTATTGCTTCGCTAAGTGATTTTGGAGCATTAACTTTGTTATTGCCCTGCACGGTGCTTTGAAGTGTTTCGTAAATTGTCTTTGCTTCATCTGCTGATTTTGCGTTTGATAGTGCTTCGACAATTTTATCTTTTTGTCGCTCATTCAAGGAGTTACTATTTAATACGCGGTTTGTGAAAAGAAGTTTAGCATTTGATAAACTCAAACGATCAAACCTCTCTTTAAGTTGTGATATTTTGCTCTCGTAATTTTCTACTTTATTTGCGAGTGCTTCAGTAATCTTTTCAAGTTTTTTATATTCAACTTGTAAATTTTTATTTTGTCTTGTAAGCTTTTTGTTTTCTTCAACCTTAACTTCAACTTCTTCTTCTGCTTCAAGTTGAACTCTTTTGGCTGCTGCAATATCTTTTACATATTCTATTTCAAGTGTGTTTGCTGGATATTCAATATTACCATATGGAACTACTCTTGCATCTACTGTAAGTTTTTCATAGAGATCCAAAAGTTCTCCTTTATCAATCTCATATTCTTCGCCTTCTTGAAGTTGTGCTGCTTGTGATTGAAGAAAGTCGTCACGGGACATAGCAGAACCATTATTACCAGAAAGATCAATTCCAGTATCTTTTGCCATTCCATCAATATCGCCAAGTGTTAAATCAATTGTAATTTGTTCCCCATCTTCTGGGCAAGGACACATCTTTTGTCCGTCTTTAAAAGCTTGTTCTGTTTGATCTCCAACACTTCCACCATTAATACCAGAGGTTGAACCCTCCGATGCTGCTGGTGAATTAAAGCCTTCGTCTTGTTCTAATAAGGTTTTTATTGCGTCTTTCACTTCAGTTGAATATCTTTCTAATACTTGTGCTTCTGCATTCTTAAGTGCAGCTTCTTTTAATGCTGTAGCATCTATAATTGCTTGTTCTAACAAAGAAGACATTAAGGAGTTCTCCAATATATATAATCAAAAATAAATAGTGTCTAAGTTTAGAAAAACCCTAATTTAATTAAATTACTCACCTATTATCTCTTCAAAAGTTTGAGAAACAACAAAAGGATATATTGTTTCTTCTGTTATACTACCCTGCATAGAAGGAGGGATGATTAAATAGTATCCAGAACAGCCTTCTTGCTCTGCTATTGTTTTTGCTTCTTCGTGTGTTAAGTTAGGTGCTAATAGAGTTTTAATAGTTGTTTCAACTTTCATTTTTATAATTCCTGTATAATATTAAGATAATACAATAATACAAAGAGAACCAGCATTACCTGTAGTTCCATTTGTTTCAACCCCTGTTCCTGTATTAAAAGCAGAAGTTCCACCAACCCCACCATTAGCTTGAATGGTTCCTAATGATGCTAAAGCGGTCTTTGTGATAACACAAGTATTTCCGCCTCCACCACCTCCACCACCACAACATTCAGCAGTTCCAGTTGCTAAAATTCCATTAGCACCTTTTCCGCCATTAGCAGAAATTCTTCCTTGATTAACAATATTTTTAGCAGATATCCAAACTGCTCCACCACCACTTCCTCCACCACCAGAAGAAAAAATACCAGAGGTATAAGCAGTTATATTAATTGCGCCACCACCACCACCAGAGCCTCCATTAAATCCGTTAGCAGAATATCTTCCTGTTTGCCAAGCTCCATTCCATTTTTGAGGAAGGACTGTTGCTGTGCCACCATTACCACCTGTATTTCCACGAAGGGTGACGTTTCCACCTTTTCCTCCTGTTGGTGATTGTCCAGAATTGTTTGGAGAAGCATTACTAATAGTATTACCGTTAGAGCCATTAGAAAAACCAGTAGCAGTTAAAGCAACTCCGTTGCCACCTTGAGAAGAATTTGCTATTAAGTAATTTCTACTCGCCAAAGCCAAACCAGCAGCTTGATTTGTAGCATTATTTCCATCATCATTTAAGGAAGCATCAGATCCAATAGTAAGTGTGTTGGATACAAAGACTTTATGACCGTTTGGCTTAAATGTTGCGCCTGTTGGAATTATAAGATTATTAAAATGCATTTCTCTTGCAGCGGTAAAAGTTCCAACAACAGTTAAATCACCATCACTACCATCACCAAATTGTCCTCCAAAGAAATCGCTGGATATAGAAGCTGGTAATCCAACCCAATTAGAAGCTGTTATTGTTGTTAAGGAAATGCTTTCTGCTAAATTTAATGTTACTGCTCCGCTTGCTCCTCCACCAGTTAAATTAGTGCCAGCAGTTACGGAAGTTATATCTCCACTTCCTCCAACACCTCCACCAGAAATATTAGCCAAAGAAGAACCATCACCAGCAAAATAAGAAGCACTAAACTGATTTGAAGTTATTGATGCTACTATTGTTCCACTTACAATAAAATTAATTCGATCATCACCAAAATCAATTTTAGTATTTCTTTGTGGATCTTCGGCTGATACTAAATCGCCAATAACTTGTGAACCTATATTAAATTTGAATGCCATAAAAATAAATAGTAGTAAACAAATAAAAAGGGTGGCACCCCCCGAAGAAGATGCCACCACATTTTGTTTAAGACTAAACCAAATACAAAAGTATAAGGATTAGAATACCATCCAACCTTCTGTTGAACCACCGTATACTAATGAAACGGCTGCACCGAATGATTCAAGAGTGATTTGTGCATTAACTACACCTTCAATCTTTCCTCCTTCGTATGGCTTGATTGCAATAACTGGGTTTGAGGCATCAGCAACAACACATTTAATTCTGTGCTCTTGACCAACTGCTGGTGAAGCTGGAAGAGTAAGAACTTGTGAAGCAGCGTTAGCTCTTGTTACGTTAGCAGAAATATCTGCTGTTGCAGTAGATATTGTTGCTATACCAAGTATTGACGCACCTACGAAGTTACCATAGAATGTTCCAGCCTTCATCGAAGGAGCAACTAATGGAAGTGATGAAGAAAGAGCATTTCCAACATCAGCAACAGCAAGAGCAGTCTTCAATGAAGCATAGCCACCAAGTTCAATACCTTGATCAGCAGCAAAAACAGCAGAACCAGAAGCAATCTTAACAAGTGCATCAGCAACATCAAGATTTGTGGTATTGATGTAAGTTGTTGTACCAGTTACAGTTAAACCACCGCTGATTGTTACATCACCAGAGAAAGTTCTTGAACCAGCGATTGTGCTCTTAAGAGCAACAGCATCACCAGTAACTTCAAGTGCGTCACCGTTAACTGCTACGTCAAGAGTTATTGTTGAACCAAGTGCTACTGTTCCACCACCTGTAAGGGCTCCACCAGCAGTTACTGTTACTGAAGAATTTACAAGTTTAGCGTTTTCAATTGCTAAAAGTTTATCATTAGCAATTGAGCCAGACAACATAGAATTTGTGATACCAAGAGCTTTAACTCTTAATTTATCATCAAAAACCTCAACAGATGAAGCATCTACTCTAACGTTAAGAACACCACTAGCTAATTCAAGTGCTTCACCAGCTATTGATGAAGAAACAGCAAATTCGCCTACTGACTTGTTATATGAAAGACCGCTTGATGCTGCAACTCCTACTGCGTTTCTTACGGAACCAGTGAAATTTGCACCAAGAACACCAACAACGCCAGAACCACTATCATAACTAACGAAGTCAGAACCACCAAAGTGTTTTCTTGCTTCAGCAGCAGATGGGCCTGTGTAAGTGAATACACCAGCAGCGTAGCTGAATGATCCATCACCACCAGCGTCAACGGCTGAGAAGTGTGCTCTTGCTTCAGTAGCTGATGGACCTGTGTAGCTGATAACACCAGTTGTGTTATCATATGAGAGTGAGCCATCACCACCAGCATCAGTTACAGATACTGCGGTTCTTGCTCTTGAATCTAAGTAGTATTTGTTGGTTGAACCTTCAGTTACTGCATCAGTTCCAAATGAGCCAGATTCGCCAAGTGCTACTGTTACACCGTTAAACTTTACTGTGTTGTTAACAAGTTTATCGTTTGTTATACCACCAGAAAGTTCGGCATTGTTAATTACGCCAGCGTCAAGATCTACATCACCATTAACGATAAGACCGCCTTGTGAAGTAATTGCTTGTGCTGTTTCGATTGAACCAGAAAGTTTTGCTTTACCTAATTGAAATTTATAAGCCATATTTTTTATTCTCCAAATAAAAAACGACACATAGTTTAAAAGTCGAAACGATTAGACTATGTGTCGTAAAAGTAATTAGTAAATTTATTTCTCAAAAGCACTTGACAGATTAAAAAAGTTTGTTAGTAGATAAACCATTTATTAGATCCATCAGTATAAATATTTAATGAAGCATAAGGAGATTCAATTATTATTGAGGTTTCACCATCAATAGTATTTCCACTTATAGCATTTAAAATTATATTATTTGTTTCTGCTCCACCTGTTTCATCTTTAATAACGTAAGATCTACCAGATATAGAACCAGAAGCATTTGGTAATGATAAGGTGATTGAGCTTGTTGCTGCTAAAGTATTAACACCAACAAAATAATGAGAATAATTTAATTGATAAGAAGAAGATATAGAAACTCTATTTAAGATTGTTGATTGAGCAGATATAACCGAAGCAGTAAGTAATCCAGTAGATACTTGATTTGTTATTGTTTCTGTTCCTAAAGTTAAGGCTCTTGCTTTGCTATATTTATAAGACATTAGAATACGAACCATCCTGTTGTATCTTTGTAAGCAGATATAGAAGCAAAGTCTATATCTAATTTTGTAAATGGATCTAAATCTATCAACTGACCAGAAGAAGCTGATATTGTAATCGTATTAGTTGCTCCAACGCCAGCAACATCTTTAATTACTAAAACTTTTCCATTGTTTGTTGAAGCCAATGTAGGAAGAGTAATAACAATACCAGAGTAATTTGTATCTACGCCAATAAAATAATCATCACTTACTACTGTATAACTTGATGTTATTGTTCTCGTATTAAAAGATATATTAGAACTTGAAAGTGCGAGAGTATTACCATTTAATAATAAACTTCCACTAATATAAACAGAACCAGTTATTATTACACTATCATTTGCTCCGTTACCTAAATAAGAATTTCCTCCAACAGTTAGATCATTTACAACTGTTAGATTATTAAATGAATAGTTGTTTGAGTAATTACCTTGTGCTGAAGAACCAGTTGAAGTTGAAGTTGTAACTCTTGTTGTTGGAACAGTATTAGCAATAAATTGTGGATTAAATAATCCTTCTCTTGCTCTTATACCTTTTGCTACAATTTCAAATTTATTTTCTATCTGCCCGAATAATTGTTTTGGTTCATCAAGTTTAACAATTTCATAATATCTATCACCATATAAAACAAAATCACCTTCACGAACAAAAACATCTTGATCTTCTGTTAGACGTTTTTTGTGAAAGTGAATTTCTATTGATGTTGCTTTATCAATACCAATATTTTGTGTGAAGGATTGTGTTTGACCTTCCCATTTAACCAAAGCATAAACTCTTATTGGAGGAAGATAAGTTTTTTCTATTGCTTCCCCATAAAGAGGATGAAAGTTGGAACGATCTATATCTATTGAAAAATAAGCAATCTGCTGACCAATAACTCTTTCAATAAGTTCGTCATTAACTTGCTTAACAAGGTTACGCTCCTTCTCCCCTGTAAATAAGGGAGGAGGAGGTTGAGCGGGCTGCGTCCAAGCAGTTTCTTCTTTTTTCTTTTTAGGTCTTGCCATTAACTATAAATAGGTTAGTCGGTTAATTTAACTCTACCTATTACATTATTACCAACATCTAATATCTCAATATAATCTTGTTGATGAAAAGAATATGATACTCCTATTAAAGAGAAATCTAATCTTGTTCCAAAGTAAGAAGGAAGGATAAAAGTAGCAGCGGTTGGATAATCAACAACTAATTGTAAAAATTGCTCGGTCATTATGTTGAACCTGTTGAAAATAGAACACAATCAGCAGCAGTAGATGTATTATTTCCTATGATATATCCGTTTACAGTAGCACCATTTGTTACGGTATTACCAATAATAGCATCTCTAAACATCCAAATTTCTCTTAATCTTCCAGCAAAATTAACTGGAGCTACAGTAAATTTTGTTGTTATTGGAAGTTTTATTAATCTACCAGATCTTGAAGTTAGTTCTTCTATGGTTATAGTTCCTAATGATATATTTTTTGTAGTTGTTTTAATACTACCAGTAGCAGGAGTAAAAACTCCCATATGATTATTTCCTGCTGCTCCACCATGAGCAAACATATTGGTTGTTGTGCTTGCATCATTATTCGCTATAGCCATAATACTTGTACCAGTACAAACTATACCATAAAGCCTATTATCTGTCTCGGAGTCGATTGATGTGTCTGTTGACTCTGGATCAAGAATAGCACCAGCAATAGAACCATAAACGTTATTAGCAGTAGTGTTTTGTATAAATACTGCTATTGCTTCTTGTGACTCTAAACATCTTACAATTTGTGGAGTACCAGATGAAGTAACCCAAGTTTTCCAATAACCAAAGAAAGAACCAGAACTAAATGGAGCAAAACCATTCCAAGTTGTAAATGTAGAAGCGTTTTTAGCAACGCTTGTATAAAGTGTGGCAGGAGCGTATACTGTGTCTGGTGATGCAAGTTGTGGGGTTAAGGATAATCTTGACGAACCAGCTAAAATAACTCTTTGATTTAATGAACCAGTTGGAGCAATACCCCAAACTGCTTCAATTGTAGAACCAGAAAGTTCTTGTGCGAAAGTCCAAGCAGAAGCTGAACCTGTAACTCTGGGGCTTCCATCTATATAAATGGAGGATGTAAAAGCATCATAAATACCTTTGATAACAGCATCAATTGTGCCAGATGTTAAGGTTACTAATGGTAATGCTTTCCAATTTAATACTGGTAAACTCATGTTATGCTACGCTCCCTGTTGTTGAACTTATGTTTATATTTGAAACAGAACCAAATTCTGCTTCGGTTATTGTAGAACCGTAAGAATAAGTTACTATTCTTTCCGAAGTTGTTGTTGGGGTGACATTTCTTATAACCCAAACATTATTTATTAATACTAATTCTTTCGCCATATTAAATAATTCCTACTATATAAAATCCATTTGAACCATTTGATATAATTGAAACACTTGAAGAATTTGCTGTTAGTGAAACACCAGAAGCACCATCAATAGTTTCTGATCCGCTTGCTTTTATTAAAATGTTGTTTGTTCCAGCATATCCACCAATATCTTTAAATATTAAAGTTTGTCCTTGTGGATATTTAGTAGCAGCAAGTAAACTGGCAGTAAGAACAGAAGATACGCTATTTAAACCAACAAAATAAGATGTGTTTGGTATGGAAGTGTTAGATGAATGTGTAGCATATCCACCTTTAATTGCACCAGTTACGTTAAGGTTTCCCGATAAAATAAATGTGCTTCCACTAAAAGTTAAGTTAGAAGAACCTGTTAAAGTTCCTGTATTACCATCTTTAAATTGAATGGTCCAATCATTACCAACACCGTTAACGTTAGCACCGTTAATACCAGTTATATTATTTCCATCACCACTAATCGAAGTAGCAGACATAGTTCCTATTACATTTAAACTACCAGAAATAATAGAACTACCAGTTACTGTTAAACCATTTTTAATATTAGCAAAATTGTTTATTGTTAAATTCATTCCTGCTGTAACATCACCAGCAGTTTGTAAATTGACTGAGGATGATATTGAGCCAGTTACAGTAACAGTTGATCCAAAAGAACCACCACCAGATATTTGTAATCCAGAGCCGTTTATATTACCAGAACTGGAAAGATTACCATTTAAAACAATAGCAGTTGCTGTTATCTCTCCTGTCTTTACGCTAACAGAAGAAGAAATAGCAGAAGAAGATAAGGTAGTTATATAACCAGTTCTCCAAAATCTTGATGAAGCACCAAGATCTACGTCATTTGTTGTTGCTGGTTGAATATTTGTTTTTGAACTAGCATTAAAATAAACTTCATCACTTAAAGAAGTTCCTAATTGGACGTAATCTAAAAATGATGCTGATGTTGCTGTTATTGTGTTTGTTGCTGTTAGTGAACCAGAAACAAGAACAGAACCAGTAAATTGGTGTGTGTCTGTTGGATCATCACCAAATTTAGTTGAACCAGATTTGAATATTGTTGATGAAGATACAATTAAATTATCAGCATGTAAAGTTCCAGTTAATCTTACTATGTTTGTAGTATAATCAAAAGTAAAATTGGTTGAGCCGCTAAAGGTAGAACCAGAAGCAAATTGAATTGCTTTATCAGATCCTCCGGGTGTTCCACCAGAGCCAGTTATAACATCATTAACATAAGCCCAACCAAATCTACTCATTTTATCCTACCCCTACTGAACCAGACCAATTTGGTAAACCAGTTGGACCAGATCGCAATAATAAATTAGTATCTATATTTGTAAGTTCTGCTGATATGGAAGCAGAAGTAGGATTAGTAGGATCATGTGATAAAATATATATCTCTGATACCTTTACTCTAAGGTCAATATAACTGAATTGAGATGCAGGGACACCAGCATGTTCATGAATTAAGAAGTAATTACTTCCTTTTACACCATTAGAAGAAAATCCAACCCTTAGATGTTCTGTTCCAACATTTTCAATAATAATTCTTTGTGTTACACTAGGAAAGGTAATTTGTACTGGTGTGCCAGATGAAACTGGCGCGGTTACAGAACTGGTTACAAATGGAATACCAGATACTTGATAAGAACCTACATTCTGTAATCCAACACCATAAGGATATTGCTGTGACATAATTAATCTTCCCTTCTTTTATTGTTATCTACACGTTTATTATAATTAGCTTCTTTTAATGTTTCTTTCTTTCTTTTATCTGCTTCAAATTTTTTCCATCTAGCAATTCCAGCAAGTTTTTCTTT